CATAATGACTACACAAAAACTTTGGGTTTCCGATAATGGAGATGTTACTTGTGAAGCACACGCAGGTATGTATTTAAGATGTGCAATTGAAGCAAAGCCAAAAGCAAAGCAACACAAAACACCTCTTGGCAATTGGGCGCTTTACTTCACTCACCTACTAGGGGGCGAGAATCTAGTTTGCGAAACTTGCGTTCCTTGGGATTCACCAAACCATCCATACAACAAAATTAAGGCAGGTGCATAATGACTACAAAAGAAAAAGCGTTGGAACTATTTGATGCAGGAATCCCAAATGAGATTGAAGATTCTTTTTTAAAGGCAATGTTAAATGGCCATCGTTGGGGATGGCATCAAACATCATTTATGCAATGCCCTGCGTGTGAGAGAAAGGCGAATTCATAATGAAGGTTTCAACTATCAAGGTTGCAGGTTTGCCTGATTGTGTTGCTTGTGATGGCCGTTGGCAGGCTCTCTACAAGCGCCAATACCAACATCCAAACGGCGAACGCTATTGGATGGATGTGTGCGTTTTCTGCGCTCGCAAAAATTCAGAATATGAGGTGAAATAAATGGGTGCATATAAGGAACTATTCATTGAGATTCAAGATTCAATCTGCAATATTGCTAAAAACCTTGAGCAATCAATTGAAGATTGCGACATTGACCAAATGAAACTTGCCCTACGCGGTGCAATTGTGAACTCTGCTCTAACCATTGCTTTTATTGAAGAATTGGAGAATTAAAGATGAAGCTGAACAAACGCGGTGTAATCGTGATGTGGGCGCTTGTAATCCTTGTAGTGCTTGGCTTTACCTACCTAACCCGTGATGTGTGTTATGTGGGCAATATGCCTGGAAATACCCTTGGCTACGGCTCTTGCTCAAAAATGATTGATTTGGTGATTACAAAATGAACTTTTCAGATGTAGTGATGTATCACATCCACCAATCAATTGAGGCAATTGCCTGCAATGAACCTGATCAGGCAGATATGCATCGCCAAATGGCCAAAGTTTTGCTTGATGATTGGGTGAAAAATGACCCCTACGCCAATTAGATGTGTTCGAGTTTCGCAAGAATTGTGGAGCGCAGTAACTGCAAAAGCTACAGATGAAGGAAAAAGCGCCTCACAAATTATTATTGAAGCACTCAAGGAATACATAAAGTAGTTAAAAAGCAAGTAAACCCCGCACCTGGAACGGCAGGCGCGGGGTTTACTTATTGGGGGCGTGTGAGCGCCTAAATCTATTCTGTTGAAATCTCGCCTGAAATACTTGCGTAGGCTGCCAAATCAATAAAACTATCAAGGTGATCAGGGGTTTCAATCAATCTAGCAACCTTTACCAACCCCATACAGATTGCAACCTGCGCCGGTGTTACTTCAGTTTGTAGAAATGTTGACCATAAAGAGGCAATTCTTTGATGGTTGCTTAAAGCTGAACCATAATTCTTTTCTCTATCGCCGTGAGTGAGCCTATCGGCCTCGGCTAAAATCTCTTTGCGGTTCATTATTCCCCCAATTCATACCAACCATCGCCCCATAAGGTGAGCAATCGTTGGAAATAATCGTTGTATTGAGCGCCGATAGTATCAAGGTTGTAGAGAGAAACCGCACGCTCTCGGATTGTGGCGCGATCCAATTGCTTCACATTTTCGGCTGCATCCATAAACTCTTTGAGAGTTCGGCACCTAAAACCTGTAACGCCGTGGGGGTTATTCTCGGTAAAAGCGCCCCAATCGGTAGTAATCGTTGGGGTACCGCAAGCCTGAGATTCAATAACCACATTCCCAAACGGCTCAACATAGAGAGTTGGCGCAAAAGTAGCGATTGCACCGCCCATAAGCGCAGCACGCTCTTCAGGGTTTACGCTTCCCACAAATTCGCCGTAGCCGATTTGCTCGCCTGGACCTGCCAAAATGAGGCGCTTGCCTAGGCGCTCGCACACCTCTTGGGCGATTCGGTAGCCTTTTCGATCAATCAAACGGCCAATAAACAGGTAGTAATCACCCTTGCCATCGCCAAGTGGGAACATTTCGGGTTCCAAATACCCTGGGATTACCGCATCATAAAATTGGCCATCTGCAGTAGTTGGGTTTTTCCACCCTGCGTAGATTGAGTGCATCCAGGCATAAGATTCAAACACGCGGTACTTACTGAAAACACCGCCGTAGCCAACGCCAAATTCCACCGCTATCGCAGTTGGGAAGGCATCGGCAATGGGCTTATGCGCTCCACCACCGATAAGGCAAATAAAATCTTGCTCTTCAAATCGCTTTGCTATCTCGCGGATAGCGTTGCCATTGAAGGTTTGCCAGTGTGGCAGAGATGTATCAAATGAAACGCTTGTGTAGTGATTAGATCCTTGGGCTTGCGCTCGCATCTCTTCAGATATGCAGGTGATTAGCTCATCCTCGATACCTTCAGATTGCTCGCCGGCATACAAATAAACAGTATGGCCTTGAGCCTTCATCATCATTACAAAACGGCGCACCTTTTCAGTAAAGGCACATCCTGCATACTCTTTTGTTACTTGAGTATGAGGCAGAGCTACAATATGAAACCGCATTATTCCCCCTGGTTAGTGCGTTATTCAGTATATAAAAAATAAAACTTTATTTATTCATATTTGAATTTGGAAATGGTGAAGTTGTTGGAATTCCAAGCAACAATGGATAAACTGAACTTGCTTCAAATCCTACAAAAGCACGATAATCATCAAAATTAACTTCAATAACTTGAGTGTATCTTTCAGTTCCAACCCTAGGTATTCCTAAAAATTGTTGAATTTCATTATGCCATAAATTAAAAGATTCTAATGAAGGCCAGGAAAACCACATTTAAATACCCCACTTTGCGACAAGATATGCTTTTACTTGATCTATTTGCGGTGTTGTTAAAACTGCGGTGTAAGTAATATGCTCTGCAAACCAACCTAACATATAAGCATCGCCACCGCCTGCAGCGCTACCTGCGCCAACAGTCATTCTATTTGAATTAAGAGGTGTTGTAGATGTTGTACCACTTGCTTGATTTGCTCCGGCAGTGCTTGAACCAACCCATAAATTTTGAGTAGCTCCGTTTAAAGTCATCCAACTCATATATGGTGTGTTGGCAGTAATTGTAATTGAACATATTGCAGAAGAATTTCTATAACCACCAATAAGGGGTGGGGTTACACCATTCCAAGATTGTTCAGAAAGATGTGTTTCAATTGCATTTGTATTATCATAATCTTGACCGCCAGCAGTAGTCCACAAAGATAGCGCTCTTGAATAGGTTGTTGCACCATTTGTTGCAGTTTTTCTGAAAACAATAAAATGAGTAAGTGCATTAGATGTAACAGATGCATTAGCAATAAAATATTGAGTAGAATTAAAATTCATTACATATTTGCCATTAAATGTTGTTGTACCCCAAGTTGGCTGTATAGAAGCTGATGCCTGAACTGCGTGCCTTCCATTACCCGATTTATCGCTCCATTGGCTTACTGAACCACCTGATTGTATAACTGATGAAGCATCTGAGGCATCATACCAAGAGTGTAATCCTGCAATATCTGTTGGTTGAAATGGTGGCGCTACAAATTGATTACCAAACCAGTTAGCAACAACATCTGTTGCAGAATTGTTACCTTGTCGCGTTCTTTGTCCGTAACGAGTCATTAAACGATTCGATTCACATAACCAAATATATTAATAACATTTGCAGTTCCTGCAAAAGCGCGTAATACAAGTCCATTTTGCAAAAGAATACCCGGCGCAACAAGAATTAAACCTGTTCCTTCAGCTCCGATATTTATTTCAATATGATCATCAGGTGAAGTTGTTCCACCCCATTCAAGGGTAAGTTTTACTGTTGTTGATGAAGTATTGTGAGCATAAAGCCAAATTTCATCAAATGAAGATGTTCCAGCAATGGCAGTATGAATTGTTGTTCCAGCAGTTGCAGTTGCTACTACTTTTATTCCTTTGCCATTTGTTGAACCACTAAGTAATTGCTTTGTAAATGTTGCCATTGTTATCCCTTATCCGAATACTTGCATTGAAATTACGGCCTGATCACTATCATATACTGCAATTCCTGTAGCACCTGTTGCACCTGTTGCACCTGTAGCACCTGTAGCACCAACTGGACCTGTTGCACCAACTGCACCTGTTGCACCAACTGGACCAGTTGCACCTGCAGGGCCAGTTGCACCTGTTGCACCTACAGGGCCAGTAGCACCGATAGGACCAGTAGCACCAATAGGGCCAGTAGCACCTGTTGGACCAACTAGATTTACACCTGCAGGCCATACACCTGCAGCTTTTGGCCCAAATATTTGATTTGTAGCGGTATTAATGTAGAAATCACCATTAACGCCTTGAGTTGTTGGATTAACTGTTCCACTTAAAACTGTATAACCAGCAACACCTGTTGCACCTGTAGGGCCAGTGGCACCTACAGGGCCAGTAGATCCTGTTGGGCCAGTAGCGCCAACAGGGCCAGTAGCACCAACAGGACCAGTTGCACCAACGGGGCCAGTAGCACCAATTGGACCAGTAACACCAATTTCACCCTGAATACCCTGGATGCCTTGCGGTCCAGTGGCACCTGTTGCACCAACTGGGCCTGTTGCACCGGTATCACCCGTTACACCTTGTGGACCAGTAGCACCGATTGGGCCAGTGGCACCAATTGGACCAGTAGGACCAACAGGGCCAGTAGCACCAACATCGCCTTGAATACCTTGTGGACCAGTAGCACCGATAGGACCAGTTGGCCCTACATCGCCTGTTACACCTTGTGGACCTGTAGCACCTGTAGCACCAATAGGGCCAGTAGCACCAATTGGACCAGTTGGGCCGGTATCACCGGTTGGACCTACAGGGCCTATAGCACCCGTTGGACCTGTTGGACCAACGGGGCCTTCAACGGCCTGAAGTGAAGTAATCACATAAGAATAATGTTGTGAACCTTCAGTGTAGAAATTGATTGTTCGAGCGCTGCTATCATCATTGCGAGCGTATAATTCAACAATCATACGATCAGTTGTAGCAACCGCCGAACTTGGCAATGTAATTTCAAACTGAGTGAGTACCGGATTTGTTGAATCGTAAGGAATTAATGTTGCATCTGTATCACCAATAGTTGTAATAACAGTGCCTGAATTATCTGCCAACTTTAAGCGTGCAAAAGCATAAACAGTTGAATTACTTGTTGGTTTTGAGAAAAACATATAAAAGCGTTGTGCGCCTGCAGGAATTAAAGTAAATCCAAATGGTTCACTAATATATTGCTGCATTAATTCTGTTGAGTTTGCTGCAACAGAATTGGTAACTGTTGCCATTGTTGCAGTTGTTGGATCTGTTCCTAATTGCTTAAATCCAGTTAGCTCTGTAACGGATTCATTAAAATAGTAAAAACGGCCAGTTGAGTAACCTTGTGGACCAGTAGCACCTGTTGCACCTGTAGGGCCAGTTGCACCGGTAGCGCCAATCGGTCCAGTAGGACCAGTAGCACCAATAGGACCAGTAACACCTGTTGAGCCTTCAACACCGGTTGCACCGGTTGCACCGATTGGACCAGTAGGACCAGTAGCACCGATTGGACCAGTTGGGCCAGGAACTGTTGAATCAGCACCTGTTGCACCTGTTGCACCTATAGGACCAGTAGCACCAATTGGCCCAGTTACACCTGTTGGGCCTTCAACACCTGTAGCACCTACAGGGCCAGTAGCACCAATTTCACCTTGTGGACCTGTTGCACCTGTTGGGCCTTCAACACCTTGAATACCCTGGATACCTTGAATACCTTGTGGGCCAGTGGCACCGATTGGGCCAGTTACACCAGTGGCACCGATAGGGCCAGTAGATCCTGTTGGGCCAGTATCACCTGTTGGACCAGTAGCACCGATTGGACCAGTTACACCAACGGGGCCGGTTACACCAATTGGACCAGTAGGACCAGTAGGGCCAGTGGCACCTGCAGGGCCTTGTGGGCCTTGATCATTGGAAATAATTACCTCTGCAGTTGAGGCAATTTCAACAATTACATCAGTTGTGCTTGAGGATACATAAACAATTGAACTCATCGAGTCACCTCAGGTGAAACATTCAATTCACCCTGGACTAATCGAGTTACTGCGCCAACTGCAGAAATTAGCTCTAAATCATAAACATAAGTTCCTGCAGGCAAAAGTGCAGTTTGGGTTGCAGTTTGGTTAAGGCTAATTGTACCTGCTGCACCGCCAAGAGTAATGCCACCATTTGTAGTTGTAAGAGAAAGGATAACTTCACTATCTTCAACATCTACGCGAGCAGCGAGCCTGGCAGTCCAATTGGTTATATTTACGGGTGTGCCGTCAATCTCCCAAGTGAGAAGCAAGTTAAAAGTTGCACCTTGCTCAATCGTAAAATTTAATGTTCCTGCTGCCATTTATTTGCTCCAAAAATTAGTGGGGTTACTTTGAGCCTTTGCCAAATTCTACGGCTGAAGAATCAAGCCACTTGAGAATTGGACCTGCAGCGCCTGCTAGGGCTGCCATTCCAAGAGTTTTCAAATCTGTTTCACCGGCAAGATAAAGAGCAATTGCTGCTGCTGCTGCCGCACGAAACCAGGAAAGGCTAATTTGCTTCATTTGTTCCATTGTGTAACTCCCTTGTTTTACTTGTGAACCTGGCAACAGGTGCAAGTTTGTGTTTGGTATGCCTTTTTTGCAGGAATTGGAGCGATTTTAGCACCAATCTGAGTAACTATCTTTGGTTGGTTATACCACCAAAACCAGGGTGATGTATCCTCGGCAAACTCTTTTTTGATTGAAATATGAAGGTGCTTATTATGAGGATTTGAACCGGTATATGGGCGGTTGCCTTGCTTTGCCTTGGCTTTTGACCAAATTTTAGAATTGAAAATGAGGTAATCAACGCGCTTATCCTCTTTCAGCTTTTCAAAGATTTCAGCGCAATCAATCCCGTGTTTGGGATCGTGTGTTAAATCAACTGCCAAACCTGTATTGTGATCTGAAACAGGGCTTTGTTTTAAATGTGCAGCAGATGGCAAAAGGCCATCGCTAGCCTTTTTGCGTAATGGCTTCAAGGCCGTTGCTTGGCGTAATAACGCTATTGCTGCAGGTGATGCCTTTTTAACCAATTTGATT